ATGTCCACAAAAATATCACATGAAGATTATTTAAAAAATACACTACAATCGGCAAAATCAAAACTAAAAGAATTAGAAATACAAGATAGAATTAATACTGAAATATTTGATACTAAGAGAGAAATGTTAAATATGCAAATTGATTCAATAGAAAAACAGTTAGAAACACATAAATAGATTATTAGAAAATAATTCTTGCAATTCTAACAGATTAGAAATATAATAATATCAGATAAATAATAAATAAAAAGGAGGTGAGAATTGCACGATGAGATGTTGTCCTATTAGACATTTAGATAAAAGATGTGAGAATTATACTATTGTTGATTGGGATGACAGATTTAATGAAACTAAATTTAGAAAGGAAACAATATGAGCAAGCAAAGTATTTTTGAAGCAATAAGAAATTATGCAATCACTAATTATAAAAAGATTAACATAGAAGATTTTGTTCTTGGTGATATACCATACAATTATAAATGTCATTTAAATTCTGTTCAAAAAGTAAAAGAAAATAAGGCAGAAAAAGTATTCTTATGCGTTGCAATTGATAAAGATGATGATTCTTTATGTGTTCATTTTATTAATCAATTAAATAATGGAAAATATCAAGATAATACATGGGGTTGGTTATATGAACAAAATGATTATTATATTATTAAAGAAGTAGAAAAAATGAATATGATAAGATATGGGTGCTTTTAAATAATACAAAAGAAATGTTAATAAATTTACATACTAATTGGTTTCAAAGGTTTATTTATAGAATTAATAAAAATTCAATATAAAAAATAAAAAGGAGAAATAAAATATGAGATTTGAAGATATTGAAATTGGTGACATTGTAGATGCTTATATTGAAGGTGGTCAAAAAGAAAGAGTAATAATTATAAGTAGAATATCTGATACTAAAAAAGTATTTGGATTAAATACTAAAAACCAACATGTAATAATAAATCCCAAAACAGAAATTGAATTTGTTATTGCTAATATTGATACACTATAAAAAAGAAAAGGAGAAATAGTATGTTTGCTCATTTATTTAATGATAAGACCAAAAATAATATTCATTTAACACCTGATGAAATACTTATTATAACTAGAAGTCTTAGTAATTATAGTAATCAATTAAAAAAACTTATTAGCAATCGTCCAGATGTACCAAATGATGATTTATTATTCACTTGTCTTGATAGTTATTTTAATTTAGTTGAATTCACAAAAAGAAAAATAGAAGATATGAATAAACAATAAAAAAGGAGATGATTTCTATCCCTATACAATCACAATCAAACACAAAATGTCTAACCTCAAATCAATACACATTAGATAATCTAATCAATCTATGTAAATTAACAGATAAAATTAAGCAATTATCACAATCCAAAAAAGGATTACTACATCTTAAATCACTCTTATCACACAAACGAGCAATATTATACTTCAAACAACCATCAACACGAACATTCTTATCATTTAATAACGCATGTCACATTCTAGGTATGTATACATCAGATGTAAGAGATATTAGCACTTCCTCAGAAACAAAAGGTGAATCAGATTTTGACACAATTAAAACTTTTGCACAATATTCAGATTTAATTATTATGAGACATCCATCAAATAATTTTATCTATGATTGTGTTTATGAATTAGTATACAGTAATTTATCTGATGTAAGAATTATTAATGCTGGAAGTGGTTCAAATGAACATCCTACTCAAGCACTACTAGACTTCTACACTATGTATAAATATGGATTACTTGAAGGTAAGAAGAAGATAGCATTTGTTGGTGATTTACTTAGGAGTAGAGCAGTTAGATCGTTAATATTGCTATTAAATAAAATAAACAATAAAAATATTGAATTATATTTTATTTCACCTAAAGCATTTAGAATAAAATTAGATATATTACAACAATTAAATATGAATTATTTAGAAACAGAACATTTTGAAAAAAGGATACAAGAAGCAGATATGATTTATATGGTTAGACTTCAAGATGAATATAAAGATGAAATGATTAGTGTTAATGAAATAATTGATACCAGTAGATATTCAATTAATAATGACAATATTAATAAACTTAAAGAAAATGCAATTATATTACATCCATTACCGAGAAGAGAAGAGATAAGTATTAATATTGATAGAGATAAAAGAGCAAAGTATTGGGAGCAGACAAACAATGGTATGTATGTTCGTGTTGCTTTAATATGTGATATGTTTGGCATTGGTATTAATGATTTAGATTAAAATAAAGAAAGGAGAAATTATGAGTAATTTAAATTATAAAAATCGCAAATGTTCAGAATGTATGGATTTTAGAAGTAAAATAAAGGCTGATGATAAATTAGATTGGTATGTATTTTGTGGTGCTGGTAGACCATTTGCATGTGAATTATTTAAACATGAATCTCAAACTGATTAGAAAGGAGAATAATTATGCCTAGAGATAAACTATTAGAAAAACATAAAGATTGTATAACTCAATATATAGAAATAAAAATGGAAGAGGCAAGGATTACAGAAAGACAAAAGATTATTCAAAAGTTAATAGACGATAATAATTGTTGTGATGTATCAGAATTAAATTGTAATGATGAGTGTATTAAATGTTGGCATAGATATTTTGATAGTTAGTTATTTTATATTAGTTAGTTAAAAAACAATAAAATAATACATAAAAGGAGAATGATTATTATGAAAACTATTATGAATACATCTAAATCAGAGAATCAACATGGTATTTATATGGGTAAAATAGTTTATTGTCCTAAATGCAAAAGAAAATATGAAAATCCTGTAATTAGTAGAATGGATAATGAAAAACCAATAGTATTTTGTTATTGTGGATGTTATTTTGCTGTTGATAAGTGATTAGTAATAAATAATAATAAATAGTAAATAGTAAATAAATAATATAGAAAGGGAATATAATTAGACAATGAATAATGAAAATAATAATCAAATTATATGTCAAATTTGTTTGCAAGATATTACAAATGGCAATCATGCTTGGAATTGTGCTATGAATCCTATAAATATTAATAATGGTGAATTTCAATTAAACAATCAAAATATAATAAATCAGAAGGGAGATAATTTATGTTATGTAAAGAATGTAAAAATAAACATATAGCAAGAGGAGTAAAATATATTACGTGTTTTTTATGTAGTAAAGAAACACTTGTTAATTCTTCATATAGTAATATATGTATAGATTGTTCGGATGATTTATTAATTTGTCAGCATTGTGGGAAAGATATTAAAATAAAAACAGATGATGATAATATTAATACGGAAACAAAACTTTCTTCTCAATATCATTTAAATTGGTTAGAAATTGCTATTAAAAACTTTAAAAATCAGAATGAAATAGTACATATGATTGATGGGAATATGAGAATGGGTGATTTTATTCAAAAATATGCAAAAGATGAATTAAGTAAAGTTATTTATTATTAAAATAAAATTAAATAATATTTATTAAAATTCATATTTTATTCAAAGTTTAAAATTTATAAAAATAATAAATAAAACACAAAAATAATTATAAAATAACTTGACATACAACATAAAGAATGGTAATATAATAGTTAGTTAAAGAGAAGTAGTAAATAATAAACAGCAATTAATAAAAACTTTGGAAAGCACTATGGAGATTAGCAGGGAGTGTAAGTAGGGATTGAATTCATATGGATAAGATTAATCCATTTTAATACTCAGATGAGTAGGATAATCTATCAATCACCTTTCTACTGTTGTGGGTTTCAGTAGATAAAAATGATCCGAGAGTTACGGTGAGAATATAACTCATGTGTTATGCTAGGTGAGGAATATATAATGAATTTATATAGTTATTACAGAGTTCCTATATATCGGTAATTGTATATGGGATGATTAAGATAATACATGAAAACTCTGTTGTTTTATATCTTAATCATAGTCTATAAAGGTGGGAATATAGACAAAAATATTTCAAACCATTGTTGTTTTAAATGGGATTGTATCGTAAATACAATATGGAGTAGGACGATTAAAGCATCTGAGGATTGGTTAAATTTCTTTCTATCTAACCATCAATCCCCAAAATTGATATGCAGTGGTCGAGCAAACAACAATCAAGTTGGTTAGACTAATCCGTATTGGTTAGTACGGTTATATAATAGTATCAGGTATTTTGGGTAACTGATACTATTATATATTTTTAAACAAATAATATAGTAAAACTATATTAAAATAAGGGTTGTGACCTACACTAAATTAGAAAGGAGAATATTTATGTCAAATGTATTAGAAGAAATCAATGCAACTTTAAAAACTAAACTTGATGAAAAAGGAACTGAAGATTTACAAAAGAAATTAAAATCTTACAATCTAGGAAAGGAATTTAATTATGCGGTTGTAGTATTAAAATTAATAATTGCTAATGGTGAAAGTAAAACAAAAGATTCTCTTGTTGTTAAATTAGTGCCAAAAGTACAATACATAACTCCATTTGTAAGTAAAGAATTAGCAGAAAACTACATGAAAGAATTAAGTATACTAGATAAATTAATGATGTTTTTGGAAATTGGTGAAGATGGTAGAGTAGTTTTAAAAGAAAATGAAATTAATAATAAAGAAAAAGAAGCAAGTAATTTATCAATGTGCAATGTATTGAATATTATCGCAAATAATTGGAATTCAATTTCTAAAGAAAATAAAAAAGAATCAACAAACAAATTAGCAGGAGATAAAAATAATTAAAAAAATAGTGGGGTGAAATTCCCCATAAATTATTAAAAAGGAGAAATATATATATGTCAAATTTAAATGAAGTTATATTTAACATACAATTACAAATGAAAGATTTAGAAAGAAAGATGGAAGAAAAAATGAAACAAGAAGAGATTAAACATAAAAAAGCAATTGAAGAAATTATGTTGGTATTAGAGAGACAGGAGAATAAATATTAATCATGGAAATTAACTTATATCTTGCTAATCTTGAGAAAGAAATTAATGACATTAAATATGTTATTGAATTATGTGAAGAAACAAATAATTTAGATAAGATAAAAACATTAGAATATTTCCTTAAAGAAATGGAATCAAATTTTAATGAACCAAAATTTATTAAAGAAAAGTTTATTCCTGAATTAAGTAAGATTAAAGGGTATAAAGGTGTAATTATATTTGAATCAAGTGTTGGAAATTATTTTAATGTAGATATTTTAATTGACAAAATTAATACAAAAACAGAAAATAAAATACAAAAAGATTATGAAATATTTGGCAAAGAAAGTGATTTAATATTTGGTATTAATATTCATGAGTATGATAGTTATGATTTTGATGAATGGGAAAATTATGATTGTTTAAAGTGTTTAGTGGATGAATAGAGATAAATTAAAGGAGATGATAAATAATACAAGGAATATATAAAATAACCAATAAAGAAAATAATAAAATATACATAGGGCGATCTATAAATATTGAGCAAAGATGGAAAGAACATAGACGTTTTTATAAAAATAAAGTTAAATATAAGAACTGTATTTTATACAAAGCAATTAGAAAATATGGTATTGATAATTTTACATTTGAAATTTTGGAAGAAATATTAGATTTTTCATTGTTAAATGAAAGAGAAAAATATTGGATTAAATATTATAATTCAAATAAAAATGGTTATAATATTGCAGAAGGTGGCAATACACCACCAATTTTAAATGGAGAATTAAATCCAAATAGTAAACTAACTGAAAAAGATATAATAAATATAAGATGTGCATATAAAAATAAAGAAAGAAAAATGGATGTCTATTTATTATATAAAGATATTATTTCTGAAAATACATTCCAAGATGTATGGATAGGAAAAACATGGAATAATATTATGTTTGAAGTTTATACAAAAGAAAATAAAGAATTTCATAAAAACAATAATGAAAAATATGATATTACAATTAATTCAAATTTAATACTAGAAGATATTGAAAACATAAGAGAATTATATGAACAAAAAATAAAAACAGTTTCTGAAGTATATGACTTATATAAAAATAAAATATCATATGATGGATTTAAAAGTATTTGGTATGGGTATTCTTTTCCTGAAATAAAAAAAGAAATAAAAAAAGAAATATATAATGAAAAACGTAATAAAATTACAAAGCAATTTGGAGAAAATAATAATGCTGCAAAATTAACAAATGAAGATGTTATTAATATAAGAAAATCTAAACTAAATAATAAAAACAAAAAAGATATATATAATCAATATAAAAATATTATTAGTAAAACTACTTTTAATAATATCTGGAATAATAAAAGTTGGAAAAATATAATCATATAAATAAAGGAGAAAAATATATTATGTACTGTAAATTTATTAAAACAAAAGGATTATGGAGAGATATTGCTAATTCTGCAAATACCACAATAAATAAAGAAGAAGGATTAAAAGAACCATCTTCACAATGGAAAAGAAGAATGTTACTTTGCGAACATTCACCAACTCGTCAATTATTAATTAAAGCAAAATGGTATGATTTAATGTATTGGGTTTCTGTTCATTTAGTTCGTCATAAATTTGGTATTGAACATTGGGTTAGAACGCAAAGAGTAGATCGTACAGAAATTGATAGAAATATTTTACCGCAAGGTAGTTTAGTAGAACATGAAATCGAAGTAAATGCACAAGCAATAATAAATATTTCAAGAAAAAGATTATGTAATTGTGCCAGTAAAGAAACAAAAGAAGCATGGATAAATTTCTTAAATAGTTTTAAAGAAGATCAACCTGAATTATATAATGTATGTGTGCCAGATTGTATTTATAGAGGTTGGTGCTATGAATTTAAATCTTGTGGATTTCATAAAACAAATGAATATAAAAATAGATTAGAAAAATATAGGGAAGATATAAATTATATTAGTAATCAATAAATTAAACAATAGAAAGGAGTAAATATTAATACATGGCAAATCTAGATGGTAAAATGAACGATACTGGACAAAGAATGAATTATGGTGAAAATGCTGCACAAAGAGAACCAGATACAGGTAAAGGCAGACCAGATTTGATTACTCCATTTGCTATAGAAAGATTATCAAAATGGTACTCACTTGGGAGTTTAAAATATGGTGATAGAAATTGGGAAAAGGGAATGCCTTTCTCAAGATATACTGCTTCAATGTTTAGACATTTGATTGCTTGGATGAAAGGTGATAAATCCGAATGTCATCTATCTGCAATTGCTTGGAATGCTTTTGCTATTATGCATCATCAAGAATTAGGTGAATTAGAGTGGGATGATATGCCACATTATTTAAGTAAGAAAGTTGAGAAAATTGATGAATAAAGAGAATAAACAAAAACCAACACTCTATCTAGACATGGATGAAGTTATCGTAGATATGCTATCACCATTATGTATTAAATACAATGAATTATACAATAAAAATCTTAAAGTATCTGATATTAAATCATATAATTTAGCAAAATACATAGGTGATGAAGGTTTTGAGATAATAAATGAGCCTGGATTTTTTGCAAATTTACAACCAATAGAAGGTGCAATTGAAACAATTAAAAAGTTGATTGATGAAGATAATTTTTCTATATTTATAATTTCTAGTCCTATGAATGGTCATTGTGCTTACGAGAAGTATCAATGGGTGAAAGAATATTTACCATTCTTTAATATTAAGAATTTAATTTTAGTTGGTAATAAAGGCGAATTGTTGAGTAAGATTGATTGTAGTGGAGATTGTGAAAATAAAGTTGGAATATTATTTGATGATTGCCCAGAATATTTGAAAAAATTTAATGGAATTAGAGTTGTTATGGATAGGGAATATAACAATGATTTGGTAGTAGGTGTTGATTGTGATTATAGAGTTGATGAATGGGATGAATTTTATGAGATTGTTAATGGGTTGAAAATGTAAAGGAGAATAAATAATTAACAAATAATGAATATCAACTATATTTTATACAATTTAATTGTTTGTAGTATGTTAAGTAAAGTAACTAATTCATTAATTCATTTTACATTAAATGATTATATTAATGGATATAAAATGATACCACTTATTGGATATGATTTATATTTACTATATAAAATAGATGAATACAAATATGATTAAATATATTAAATTTTAGAAGAAAGGAGGATAAAATTAAATATGGATAAACAAATACCAATAGACAAACTAGATAGTATAACTAGAGTAGAAGTTGCAAATGATGATGGAATTAAAATTATTAAAAATAAAAATGATGATAATAATGAAATTAATTTCGATAATTTTACAATTAAGTTTGGTGAAATATGTGCAGACAATTTAAATTTAGATGGAATTAAAATAGTTGAAACAAATGAAACAAGTAAATAAAAATAAAAATAAATAATAAAGGAGATTAATTTATGCTTACACTAAAAGAAGTATTAGATATGGAATATGATGAAAATAGAGCATTTAGAAGAATAGAATTAGAACCAGGAGATATTTTTGATAGACTAGTATATATTGATGAAGATGGAATATTAAGATATGAATTAACCGAACAGGATGAACAAGAAGGTAAAATGTATGGAGATGCTGTTCTAATAAATAGTGAAATACTAGAAAGTAGATTTAGAATTGTAAATCTATATATTCCTTTTATTGATGCATTTAATGAATGGTATTTTAATAATAAAACTATTTGTTGTGATTGTATAGATACATCAATATTAAGATATGATCGTGATGAACAACATAACATGTGTAAATTTTTCCCAGAAGATATAGCAGAGGGCAAATGGTATATTGAAGAAGATGAATTAGACGATGAAGAAAACGACAGTGAGGATATTATTGATGATTAAATAAAAATAGTGGGGTGAAATTCCCCATTATTTAATTGTTAAAAGGTAAAATAATATTTAGATAAAATAAAAGAGGTAAATAATGAAAGGTATTAAGAGATTATTTATTGATTTAAATGAAGATAAAATAAGAAATAAATATAATATACCAAAAATTAAAGAACATGATTTATTGTGGTGTATAAATAATAAATGGAGTATTTTCAGTAATGATCGTGAACAAGGTTTTGATTCTGATTGTTTTTTGCATTGTTGGAATTATGAAAAATGTGAGCAAATATTCAATGATGAAGAATGTTATGGGAAAAATAATTTTAAATTGATTATATTACCAATTGATAAAGAACCTCATTGGACAGATAAAAATAAAGAAGTTGAAATTATAGAAAAACTGAAAGGAAATAGAAAACAAATATAATAGGAGAACTTGCAAGTATTAAAGTGTGATCACACCTCCTGACGAGGAGGATATAAAGGATTGGGGTTAATTACAAAAGAAGTTGGTGTAAAGTTAAATGGTATGAATATTAAATACTATGAAGAAAAAGGTTATCCAATACCAAGAATTAAAAATAAATGGAATAGATTGACTATTCCTCAAAACACCATTATCAAAGTAAAGGTAAAAGATTTACCTAAAGGTAGTTGTGAAAAAGTTGATTATGTTTGTGACTGTTGCGGAAAAGAAATAAAAAATATTAAATGGCAAAATTATTTAAGATATACAAAAGAAAATGGAAAATATTATTGCAATGATTGTGCTATGAAATTATATGGTACAGAAAATTCAAGAAAATCAAGATTGAAAAATAGTATTTCTTTTGAGGGGTGGTGTATTGAAAACAATCGTCAAGATATATTAAATAGATGGGATTATGAAATTAACATAGATAAATATGGCAATAAAATAACTCCTAAAGATATAAGTTTTAAATCTAGTGGATTTAACAAAAAAGGATATTGGTTTAAATGTGCAAATTATCCTAAGCATAAAAGTGAATTAAAAAGTATTGATAGTTTTGTTAGTGGACAAAAAGGAAGTATAGAATGCAATCAATGCAATACATTTGGTGTACATTATCCAAACTTAATTATATTTTATAAAAATCCTGATGATGCATATAAATATACTCCTTATTATGGAAATTTAATACCTGGTATATGTCCTATATGTAAATATGAAAAGAATATAAGAAATGTAGATTTAATAAGATATGGATTTACTTGTCCAAAATGTGGAGATAAAATTCCCTACTCTGAAAAATTTATGCTAAATGTATTAGAACAATTAAATATTAATTTTATTACACAATTATCTAAAACAATTTTTAAATGGTGTGGTAAATATAAATACGATTTTTACATTGATAAAATAAATGGGATAATAGAAACTCATGGAGATCAGCACTATAATAAAACAATTTATTTTTATAATACATTAGAAGAAATACAAGAAAATGATAAAATTAAAAAAGAGTTAGCAGAGCAAAATGGAATTAAAGAAGATAAATACATAGCAATTGATTGTAGATATTCTACTTTAGAATGGATAAAAAATAGTATTATGAAACGTGACTCAAATAATCCAAATAAACAATGTCTTGCAGAAATATTAAACTTCAAAGAAGAAGATATTGATTGGTTAAAATGTCACGAATATGCTTGTAATAGTTTGGTAAAAGAAGTATGTAATTTATGGAATAGTGGAGTTAAAAGCATAAAAGAAATAAGTAAAATTATTAAAATAAGTACATGTACAGTTAGAAGATATATTAAACAAGGTGTTATTTTAGGATGGTGTATTTATAATGCTAAAGAAAAAAGTGTAAAAAATATTGAATTAATTAAAAAAATAAATAGTATTAAAATAATTTGTTTAAATACTGAAGAAATTTTTGATTCAATGCAAATTGCAAGTATAAAATATAATGTATCTTACGCATGTATATCTGCTTGTTGTAGAGGCAAAGCAAAATCAGCAGGGAAACATCCAATTACAGGAGAAAAATTAATATGGATGTATTATGAAAAATACATAGAAGATCAAAATAAAAGTGCTTAAATAAAATACATAGAATAGGAGATAAGATTTATGAACGACAAAGAATTATTTAAAGAAATATTAAAAAATAAAGAAGATTATTTAATTTTTATACAAGATGATATTATTCATGCTGATAATAGAATAGAAAAAACTAGTTATACATTTTCTAATGAAAAAGAATTGATTTATCTTTTGTTTTATCAGTTAGGATTTGATGTGATAAACAATTTAGATAATTGTAATTATTATTTAAGTCTAGAAGAATAGATGGTAAAAATAATAAGAATAAATAAAGTCAAGAATAAGGTAATAAATACCATGTAATATTTAGTTGATTAATTAATACATATGTATAGGGGTGATGAATATGAAAAAGAAAAAATTAGAAGAAGAAAATGAAGACTTTATTATTATAATGTCTGATGAACCGGAACATATTAAAGAAAAAAATTACTATGATTTAAAAAAATATATCATTAAAATTTTAAATAATATTGATAAATACAAGGATAATAAAGTACCAGTGTAGAAATAATCTATACTGGTTATTTTTTTATTTATCTAATTTGGACAAAGGGAGTATGATTATGAATTTATGTATTGTTTATGTCAGAGTAAGTACAATTGAGCAAAAGAAAGGTTATAGTATCCCCGAACAAATTGAATCTGGTAAGCGTAAAGCATATGAATTAGGCGCAAAATCAGATGATGAAATATTTGTATTTGTTGATTCAGAAAGCGGAGAATTTCTTAATCGTACAGAATTCACCAAGGCATTAGATTTAGTAGAGAATGAAGAGATATCTTACTTTATATGCTATGATCCTGATAGATTCTCCAGAAAAACAGTTAACGCTTTAATTGCACATGAAATGATTGAGAAACATGGTACAGAAATAATTTATGTAAACAGTAGTTATGAAAAAACCCCAGAAGGTAGATTATTCCTTCAAATGAAAATGATAATTGCTGAGTACGAGAAAGAGAAAATTAAAACTAGAACGATGGTTGGAAAATTAGGGAAAGCAAAACGTAAATTACTTACTCACAATCCTAATTTATATGGATATGATTATGATCCTATTACTGATACATTATCAATTAATGAAGAAGAAAAGAAAATTATTTTATTAATGGTTGATTGGATTTTTGAAGATAAAAATGTAGGATACCATACGATAGCAAGAAGATTAAATAATATGCCCAATGTATTGCCACCAAGAGGTAAACTTGTTAATAAGAAAGAAAATAATGGTAATGCATATAATAGAGAAGAAGGTATATGGTATAAAGCAACTGTTAAAAGAATATTATGCAATTATACCTACACAGGCACTTTATTTATTCAAACCGTTGATGCTCAAGGAGTTAAACATAATAAATTTAGAAGTCCAGATGAAAAAGTTAAAAGAACAATGAAGCCTAGAGAAGAATGGATAGGCATTCAAGTCCCAATATTAATACCTATTGAAGTATGGGAACAATTGCAAGGTAAGTTGATAGAGCGTAGAAATTTGAAACCTGGATTAGCAATAGAAAATTATTTGCTAAGAGGTTTATTACGTTGTGGTAAATGCGGTAATACACTTCATGGAAATAGAGTAAAAAAGAAAAATGGTGAAGGCTATCATAAATATTATGTATGTACAGCTAAAAGTCCTGGTATTAAAGGTCAACTAAAATGTGAGTTACCTGCTATAAATGCTGATAAATTAGAAGAATCAGTATGGAATAAAATTAAAGGATGGATATTAAATCCACAAACATTAGAAGATATAATAACTAATGACAAAAACAATGAATTGCTATTTAAAGAAAAAAACCATTTGGAAATTAAAATAAAAGAATTAAATGAAGAAAAAGATAGACTTGATTTATTATTTATGAAAGGTAAAATTACAGAAGAAAAGTATGATAAACTTGAAGGAGAAAATAAAAACACAAAAATAGAATTGTTATCCAGATTAAAAGAAATTGAGTTAGAATTAAATAATAAAGATTTAAATTTGCAAGACATTGTACAATTAAGAGAAACTCTTAAAGAATATCAGAACGATATAGATGATTTAAAATATGAAGTTAAACAAAAACTAATAAATGGATATGTTAAGACGATAACAATTCATAGTAAAAATAATAAGGATAATATTATTACAGGTAAAATACCTAAAAAAGATTGGACTAAGGTAACTTCACTTTGGAAGGATGATACCACTGTCCAAACTTTTACTGTGGAGATTTAATTTATAATGGTGTGATATTGTATAAATTTAAATATATTACAAAAATTTAAATAGTAAATGATATGTTTATTATTTTAGAACCTAAATATTTAAAATTTTTAATAAATATTTTATGATTAATAGTATACTTTTTCAATATATTTGATATAATGTTATTAGAATGATTAAATCAATAAAATCAATATATTGATAAATAGGAGAGGTGAATTTAAATGGGTATGGTTGAGAAGGAAATTATTGTGGAAAATATAAACAATTCAGAAAATACAAATGATAATCCATTATGGCAATTTAACGATGTATCAGTTTTAATGAAAAATGGAGAACCATCTAAATTTATTACTAGTCTTTCTGCATATGAATTAGCAAGTTTAGAAGAGAGTAAAATTCTTCGTTATAATCCAAATACTCAAAGAGGTCTTCGTATTGTTCGTGACAAAGAAGTTCCTATAGTTAATATAACTAAAGTAGGGCAAATATACTATGAGATGAGTAAATATTCTCTAAATGGTGGAACAATCACACTAAATTATTCTCAAACCAATGAAGAAAAAGAAAACCCAACATTAAATTATGATTCTGAAAATCGTAATTTATATGGTTTAAAACCTTTAGAAATTTCAGATGGAATGCACCGCACTATGGCTTGTAAGTCATGGAAAAAGAATTGGGACAAAAGTAAAAAGAAAAATATTCCCGATCCTAATCTATATAGATATAACGTAGTAATTGAGATGATGGATGAATTTCAGGCTTGTAATCTTTTTGCTGAATACAGTCTCTTACCGACAAAAATCTCAAAAACGAGGTCAGAGTTTTTAAATGTTAAATCGCTAAATAATATCATTATTCGTAATTTAATGAATGATTCTGAATCAATACTTTTTGATAAGATAGATACTATATCTACTAGTTTAAAAGGTAAAAATTCAAATGTAGTTACATTTTCAACTATGTCAAATGCTATTGGGCAATATTTTTTCCCTGTTAGTCGTGATGAAGCAATAAAAATAAGTAAATTTTTAATAAAGGCATTTAATCAAATTGGAGAATATTGGCCTAATCATTTCGGTTCTGTGGATTATCAAACTAGGCAAGCACTTAGAAAAGAATCAATGATAATCGAACCATTAATGTTTTATGGGTGGATTTCCTTATTTGCTAAAATTTATGATAGGCAAGATTGGAGAGATATTTTATATAAACTCAAAGACGATATAGAAGTAAACGGATGGAAAGGTAATATTACTTCAAAACAAAATCCAATGTGGGAAAGTTTGTTTCGTGTTAAGGGGCAGGATAAATTAATAATTAATAATTCTTCAACACAGAAGCAAATCTCTAGATTATTTGTTCAAAAATTAATTCCTGTAGAAGAAAGTAAAACTGAATAATAAGGTGGATAGTATTATACCCTCTACATTTTAATATTTGTAGAGGGTATAAATTTTATATTATTAAACTTAAATTATTTTCCTCTAAAAATAAATCAAATTCACCTGATTTTAAACGAATTTTAAATTCTTCAAATTGTTCTGGAGTATTATCATCACTATATAATAATGTTGCACTATGATATAAATTATGTAATTTTTTACTTAAAGGTACTCCAAAACCATATTTCTCATGTAAACCTAAAAATGTATTTGTTAATTTAATTATTTCTTCATTGGTATAATCACCTATAGTATTATATATTTCAATATTTAATATATCTATTGTTTCTTTTAATATTTTATTAAAACTATATAAATGATGAATATGAAAGTCTTTATCTCCCGTTAATATACATTTATAACCATTAACTTTCATAGAATCTTTTCTCCAATTTTTTAATACTTTATAAAAATAACCTCTAAATAAAGTTATTCCATTTTTCCAATTCCAATTCTTAGATCCCATACTATTCTCACTATGACAATACTTACAATTATCTTTATTTACTATAACTGTTGCTAACGAAGCCATTTGAATTTCACATGGATGGCTTTCACAAACATATCTCATAGGAATATCATGTTTTATATATGTATCTAATAATATATAATTTTTATTAGTATAAAAACTTTCTGCATGTTCATGTGAAAAAGTTTGAGATGATGATTTTAATTCATTTGTACAATATTTACATCCACATTCAATTTTCAATAAATCTCCAAGTCTAACATATTGAATACCAATATCTTTATGTTTTGAACAAATAAATGGTAGTAAATCATGATTGTTTTTATACATAATATAACGAGGTAAATATCCACGTTCAATAAATAATTTATCTACTATATTAGTTTCTCTTCTTCTTTTACTAGAATTTTTTTCTTTAAAATATGGTACATCCATTATTTTTTCTACACCATATTTTTTATTAACTGTTTCTTTTGCTTTTATACTTTTTCTACAATTTTCACATGCATTTACATTTTCTAATCCAATAGATAATGATTTATTTTTTGCAATTAAATAGTCAATATATTTAGTTTCATATATTGTTTCTTTATTATTTTTTAAACAATAATCACATAAACATTTTACCATTGCTTGTGAACTAGGCAATAAATCTTCAACATTAACTATAATTGTTGCACCTCTTGGAACCGTTATTTCTCCATATTTATCTTTTCTTCTTGGTATAGAATATCCTAAATCTTCATAATGCTTAATATTTCTTGAATTTAATTTAATTTCAACTTCTTGTGGTAAAATTAACATTGCTAATCAACATCCTCTCTAAATGTTTTTTAAATCCACTTACATCTCTCTATCTCCCATAAATCCACCATAAAAATAAAAAAGAAGGATGGCAGAGAGTACCATCCTTTCAGCAAATTATCGTCATAATCCACCTATCTTTTTCCGCACAAAAACAAAACAAAAAAGAGCAGAAATTAATCCACTCTTTAAAATAAACATAAATATTCAATTATTATTATTTTATTAATTATCAATCACAACTTCCTCCCACAAAACATACAATATCTAATCCTAACATCACCCAATACATCAATACCTAATTCATCCATTTGAATTAATCTTATATTATCATATTGAAAATATAGTAAATATTCTTTGTTTGTGTGATTAGATGAGAGTAGAATGGATGATGCAGAACAATGAGGACAATCTTGTTGTGTATATGTGTTATTTGATTCTGTATCTATGTTATTTAAATCTGTGTTATTCATCTACATACTTCCTTTATTATGTTAATTTTTGATTATAATAGAATTTTTTAATAAATCAATATTTCTAATTTCTAACATATTAATGGCATTTACTCTTAATCTTTCAAGATATTTATTAGAAATTATATCTTTTTCAAAAACATAATTGTCCCCAATTACATCAAAAATACCTAAATCTTTAAATAAATGAATAGTATGAATATCAAATTTAGGATAATTGAAATAAAATGTTTTTCTTCTATTTAATATTATTTTATTACCTTCTTCTTCAAATTTTGCACATAAATCATAAATTAAATCAACAAAATCACAATGATAATTTTTTATTACATCATATAAATAAACATTATTTTCTTTAAAGTTATTTATACAGTTAATTTGCATATAAAGGTGTCTTAAAGATTCACTAGTTTCATTTTTATGTAATATTTTTGGTTCTTCAAAAAACATATATAATTTATTTGTATTAAATTGTCTAATTATATTTTTATGTTTATAAATTTTGAAATTTAATTCTGGTAATTCTAAAGAAAATTTTTCTTCGTTCATATATCTTGTATTATATTTAGGTTTATATTTATTAATATAATAAATTTCATAAATATTCATATCAGTTTTATTAATAGTTTCTGCATAATACAATGTTGTATCTTTATTTATCCATTTTTTATCTTGTAGATGTTGATTAATTCTGCTACTTATATTTATAGTTTTACCAACATATAAAACATTATTTCCTCTGTCTATTTGTAAATAAAGAATTTTTTACTCATTTTACATTCCTCCTTGATTATTCAAAATCATAGCTGTCTATCAAAACTATATTAATCATCTATATAATATTTTAACTTTCTAAATAACTTTCAACTTTTTCATCATCACATTGAACAATATTAAACATTCTTAAAGTTTCAACATCTAATTCTTTACCAGATGCGTAATATTCTGGATTAACATAAATTAAATGTCTTCTACCTACTCTTACTTGTTTTAGCAATCCTTTTTCTTCTAATAATTTCAATGTTAATCTAATTGTCTTTTCTTCTAATCCTGTAACTAGTTCTAATTCTTTTGGTAATGGTATTTCTCCGTTAATTAAAACGCAATTTTGAGGGTATGTAATAAAATCTCTTATTGTGTAATAAACTAATTTCTCAGTTTTATCAAGTTTCAATTCAAGTAATTTATTTAAAGAATCTCTATAAACTAAATTACAATTTAAATGAGATTCCACATTTTTCACATTTGGTCTTGTTGCTTCAATAGAAAGATTGTATCCAATGTTACCATCATAAACTTTAGTTTTATTTATCCATTTTTGTTCTGCTGAAAATAATAAATCCTCATCATTTACCAATTCAATAATTTCAAATTTAAAATTATCTCCACCATATTTATTCCATGATCTTTGTAAATATTTATTATGATGTTTTCCTTTATTTAAATCATTCTTATGTTGTCTCCATCTAATTGTAATATTGTTGCTACTACATATATAAAATTTATTATTAACTATATTTTTAATTTGATAAATTCCCATGATGTTATCATTAATCATAATAAAATGACCTCCTTATTATTTTAATTTATTTACATTTATAGTAGTTTTGTAATTGGTGTTTAACCATTTTTAAAATATAATTTTTACATTCTCCATATTTAATTAAATTTAAATGTATATTGTTATTTTTATATTCATTTTGCAATTGAATTAATACTTCTCTATTTCCCTCAAAATGTATAAAAACTTTTGGTTTATTACCTCTTTTTTCAACAATATCAAATTCTACAGGACAATAACCTAAATAATATAAATATGCACATAAATTAGAATCACTATATCTAAAATTAACTTTATTCATAATTAAATATTTTCCTTTCTTTTAAAGAGGCATTAAAACAAACAAACTATTTCAATTTTATTATATTCATAACATAAAGTAATCATATAGGCAATAAAATCTGTATCACTATATCTAAAATTAACTTGCATATTCAAATGCCTCCTTAAATATTAATTACTCAATTAATCAACCAATCCAATCTATCATTTCCTCACAAATAACACCCAAATCCACCCTCAAATTACCTTACACCTATCATTTATCCTAATCTAAATTATCTCTTGAAATAGCCTTATAATATCGCAATACTTTAAATATCACAAAAATAAAACAACTCACAAACCATTATAAATCAACAGTTTGTGAGTATATGATAATTTAAGGTATATTTAGTTAAAATTTATATCTATATGTTAATTTTATGATAAAACCGTTGTTTTGTTTTTTTTGTTTTATTTAATGTAATTAAATTATATTTTATTAAATTACTATCTAACTATAGCATTCCAGTTAGTTAGATTAGACAGCAACAACACTCCCTATATTATTTGCTTGTGTAATAGTAGATTTTAGCTGGTATCCAGATGTTTTCATATTACGAGAAACATTGCCCAATACGACTACATCAGTTGCGGATATTGTTGCAGGCATAGAAATTCCATGTGATGCTAATCCAGCGGCACTATTCCTAAATATGTTATTTGATATCGTTGTGGCCGTTATTGTGGCATTAATTGCTATGCAAGGATATAAAGATAACCCTAATGTTGA